GGATTGCCCCGGCCGATGAATTCGACAGGGAAGGACCGCCCGGAATTTTCCGAGCGAACTTGTGCGCCGGGATCGGCCGGGATCGAGACGAAGCTGATCTCCATCGGCGTCCAGCGCTCGATGAACCATTTCTCGGGTTCGCCCTCGCGTGGCGGTGGCTCCTTGCGGACCCTGTCCACCGAGTAGCCGACCGAGACGTTGCGGATGATCTTGTCGGAAACCATGCCGAACATGCGGTCGGAGGCGGCATCGATTCCCGCTGCCGGGAAACGGACCGTAGCCTTGCCCTCGCCGTTTTCCAGCCAGGCGCGGTCAACCACCGCAAGCTGGGTTTCCGTGTTCCACTTGTCATGGCTGTCGAGCACGGGCGCTCCGGCGCTCATGCGTTCCATGTTGACGGCATCGGGAGTGACGAGAAGGATTTCGTCGTATTCGATGGCGCGGTCGCGCACCCAGTCCCAGCGGCGCCTCCGCACGGAAGCGCCGGTCGTCCACACCAGATCGACGGTGCGGGCCTCGGCGTTGATCGCCGATACCGGCGCGCGGCGGGTCTGCATCGGAAGCACTTTGTGCTCCCGAAGATTGTTTTGTGGCATGTTATGCCTCCTGGCTTTTCTTCTTTGCGGGCTTGGGCTTCACGGGCTCGCCGCCCGTGTCAGCCATGGTCTCCTGCTGAAAGAGGCCCTGCTGGCTTACCTTGCGCGGATCGCTGTCGAGAACGATGCCCGCCGCGTCGAGCTTGGCGTTGGTCGCCGCGATCTCGGCAAGGATGTCGTCGAGGTCTTCGCCCTGGCGGCCGACGACGCGCGGCAGGGAAGTGGCACCCATGCGCATCATCATGAGATCGGCGCGGGCGTCGTCGAGCGGATTGAGATATTCGAAACGCGGCGGGGACCATTTGACCGCCACCTTCGAAACAGGCACAAGCCCGGCGACATAGGCCGCCTCGACGAACCAGTCCCAGACGGGCTGGCAGAACACCGGAATCACCACCTGCCACTGGATCGCCTCGACGATGCGGCGGAATTCCACAATCCCGGCGCGGATCGAGGAATAGTTCACCTGCGAAAGGTCGCCGGTCAGCAACTCGTATGGGATGCGGAATCCCGCCGCGATGATGTGCAGCTGGGCCCTGAGCCATTCGGAGACGCCAGCGGTTGCCGCTGGCTGGTTGAACTTGATGTCTTTGCCGCCCCGCGCATAGGCGATGAGGCCCGGCTCGAACTGTTCGATGGTCTTGCCGTCGGCATCGACCACCGAGGGCGCTACACCCTGATCGGCGTCGTCGCCCCCGGTCACGACGCCGACGAGGCAGGCTTCGGTTTTCTTGCGCGCAAGTTCGGCATTGGTCCAGTCATCGAGATCGCGGAGCGCCCGCATGACAGGCGCCCCCCACGGCACGCCCCGTTGCTGCACGCGGTCGCGCCGGAACAGATGAACGATGCCATCGGCAGGAACCAGAACCGATTGGAAGCCGCGCGACAGCGGCACCGCGATGTCGCCCGGATGATCGGGGAACAACCAGTAGCCGGTGCGGCGGCCGAGTGCATCATAGGTAATACCTCGCACTGTGCGGCCGCCTTCAAACCTGCCGTCAATCTTCGACTCATCGAGGTGGTCGGCCTCGTTCAGTTGGATTTGCAGCGGAACGGTGAGGCCGTCGCTGGCACGACGCGTCCGGCGGCGGGCGAAGATTTCGCCGGCTTCCACCATGCCCGACACTGCGAGGGACTGCATCCCATAGAAATCGTTGCGGCCGTCGGCATCGCAGACCTTCGACCAATCGTCGAACAGCGCGTTGATCTTCTTGTCGAGCGCGGCATTGCCGCTGGCTGCACGTGGTGTGATGCCCGAACCGACAATGTTGCTCACCCAGGCGCTCACCGCCTTTGCAGCATGCGGATTGTTGCGTACCAGATCGCGCATGCGGTTGCGAAGTAAAGCGCCCGCTGAGGCGATTTCGGCGTCGGCCGATGTGCCACCCGAACGCCAGCCGTCGGTGCGCCGCCCGTTGGCGGCGCCGTCATAGGCGCGTTTCGACAGTCCGTCGAAGGCCTGACGCGCGAGCAGCCGCTTGACCGCAACACGCGGCGCAACCGCCGCGACCATGCGGTCAAGCATGGTGGACGCCATGGGTGTAGCGTGCTTCATCGATTGCCGCGCCCGAATGATGCGTAGCCCGCAACTGGGCGCGGCGTGCCCGAGGCGGCGGCAATCGCGTTCTCGATGGTCTGGATGCGCTTCAACAGATCGTCCGCCGAACCATATTCGACGGTCTTGCCGTTGTAGGTGACGCGAAGCGTTCCGCTCGCATAGGCGCGGCGAAGCGCGTCAAGCTCGGCTTGCGACCAGCTCATCGAAACCATCCATTTTCATTGCGTCCGCCGAACCAGTCGGAGCGGCGTTTGTCACCCGGCTTCACCTGTTGGCGGACCTGCCCGGCCTGTTGTTCCTTTGGCCTGTCGCTGGCGACCTGCTGCTCAAGTGATTGCCACTTCGCGTCCTGCCAGCGGTCAATCCCCAAGAGCCATGCAGCGGCGCGGGCATAGACCCGGCAGTCAAGCGCCTCATTCCGTTCACGCATCTGCCGCCATTCGAGTTTTGAGAAGCCGCGGCGGTCCCTGACCGTCACCAGCTGCTCGGCGGTGAGCTGCTTCACCCATTCCGAAGTGATGCCGGAAGGCAGATGAATGAAACCGTCCGGGAATGCCAATCCTTCACGGAGATCTTCGTCAGTCGGCCGGTCGAGCCGCAGAAAGCGGTAGGTCTCCGATTTGAAGACGGCGATTGACACTTTCCAGAGTTTGACACCACGGCGGATTTTCCGCCCGTCTTCGGTCGCATCCACATAGGTCGGTCCATCGACCGGCGCCGAACGGTCGAAGCCGTCAACGCCTTTAATCGCCACCGCTGTACCAGCGCCGAACTTTCGCACCCAGGAATAGACCTGCGATGTGGAACGTCCGTCGCCGGAGTCGATGGCGAGGCGGGCGATCCGCATGGCCGCCCCACCTTCATGCAGCCAGGAGGCACCCAGCAATCCCGTCAGTTGGTTCCAGACTTCGCCCCGCGATGTGTCGCCCTCGAGAATAACATGATCGACAAGCCAGCTTTCGAGCCCGCGGCCCCAGGCCCACACATCGATTTCGATGCGGTCGTGCTGCACGTCGGCACCGGCCGTGAGAACGAGGCCACCGTAAGCCACGGTTCGAAGGTCGTGGTCCTTCACCCGCTCATAGAGCCGTTGCCAGTCGGGCGCTTCGCCGCGTTCCTGCCAGCTCTCACCGAGCAATGTGTTTTTCGCGGCTTTGAGCAACGCGTCGTTGCCCTGGGCTGCTTCCCATTCACGAGCGATCTGTTCCCATGAGAGCCAGCCCACCGGCGAATAGAGTCCCGAGATATGGAACCCGATCACATGGCGGTCGGCGCATGGGGTCGTGGCTCGCCATTGCCCGGCCGCCAGCATGGCTGTCTTGTGGTGCTCGGCGATTGGCTGCTCGCAGGCCTCACAGATGTATGTCGCCGTGCTGGGTTGGCCCTTCTCCCAGCGCAGCCGCTCGAATCTGAACCATTGCATCGCCCCGCAATGAGGACACGGCACGAAATACCGCCGCTGATCGCTCGCCTCATATTCGCGCTCGATGCGCGACAGGCCCTTGATCGTTGGCGTCGAAACCATGAACACCTTCCGGCGGTGTCCGAACGTTCTAGTCCGCGCCTCGGCGAGCGCGACGGGATCGCCTTCTCCCTCGACATCGCCCGGATATGCGTCCACTTCGTCGAGGAAGAGCCAGCGGGCGGGCATGGACCGCAAGCCGACGGCGCTGTTGGCGCCTGTGAGCACCAGCTGACCGCCCGCGAATTTCTTGGCCAGCACCGTGTTGCCGGAATCGCGTGCGCGCGCCGGCATGACGATATCCCGAAGCTCGGGGCTTTCCTCGATCAGCGGTTCGATGCGCTGTTGCGACAGGCGCTTTGCCAGTTCCGTTGTCGGCTGGACCGCCAGGAAAGGTCCGGGCGCCTGGTGGATGCAGTAGCCGATCCAGTTGTTGCCGGCCTCGGTCTTGCCGAGCTGGGCGCCCGACATGAACACGATACGCCGCGCCGGGTGCGACGGCGAGAGAGCGTCCATGATATCGCGCATGTAGGGTGTGCGGTCGGTGCGGTATTTGCCCGCTTCCGACGACGCGCGGGACGAGAGAATGCGATATCGGTCGGCCCATTCCGAGACCGTGAGCGACGGATCGGGGGCGAGCCCGCGGCCCCAGGCGCGAAGGATGTCGGCCTCGCCGTCGAATGTCTCACCTGAGTTCAACACGGACATCCGAGAGTTCGGTGAGATGCTGTCGGACATGCTGTTCCAGAACAGTTTCCATCAGATGCGCATCGACGCGGAGTTCGGCGGCCATCAGTGCCGCAACCCGTGCTGGCCATTGCACCCAGGCATCGCGTTCACGGCGCGCGAGCCCGAACACAGTCGAGATCGCGCGCGAACGGTCGACGAGATCGCCCTTGAGCTTGCCGAGCCGGATACGGCGGTCCTGCGCCTTGATCACCTCGTTGGCGGTGCGTGCCTGAACGAAGGTCATATTGCCGCTGCCGGGTGTTGCCTCTCCGCTTTCGCGCAAGGTTTCGCGGACGGCTTCGACCGCCGCCATGGGCACCGGACGCGGCGTGCCGCGCGGTTGTGGTGTCGCTTTGGCCTTTGGTGTTGGGCGCACCTGCGCCGGATCGGAGGCCGACGCCCAGGCACGATCGGCTTTGTCGGGATCGATCGTGCCGTCCTCTTCAACTGTGATCCGGCCCGAGGCGATGGCCTTTCGGACCGCCATATCGGAGACCCCGCGATGGCGCGCATAGGCCCTTCGCGACAGACCCATCGGACTGGCTCCCAACCGAAAATAATGAGCGAATAGAGCGACTTATGAGTTGCTCCGGTTTGCAAGTCGAGGCTGTCTGCAATCCGTCCCAACCCACGGAGAACGCTCATGAAACGAGCCCGAAAGCTTCATCCCGCCGACGTTGCCAACGCCGAAATGCTGGCCCGCGCCGTGCGCTTCGACGTTGCCCTTTTTCTCGGAACGGGCCGCTACGCCCGGGCGAGTGCCACGACCCTTGAAGGCGCACGCATCGCCGCCGAGCGCCTCGTTGCCAGCAATCCGAGCCCCTATCGCCGCCTGCCCTTGATCTACGGCGTCACCGCCGAAGGGCGCGCGGCACTTGTCCCATCGAACTGAACCCCCAAACCAAGGAGCAAAGACATGACCATTCAAGCCACGACCTACGACAAGAAATTCAACGCCCAGCGTGGCGCGCAGCGCGCCGGATTGAAGCCCGGCGAGTTTGAAGTGTTCAAGACGCCCGAGGGCCGCTTCGGCTGGCGGGCAACTGCGACCGCCGCCGACGGCCAACCGCCGATCCAGATCACTGAGCCCGTGCAGGCAACGTCGCCGACCAGCCCAAAGCCCGGCAAGCGCAAGGCGATCATCGAGCAGGCGCAGGCGGGTTCACTTCCGGCAGCGCCGGATTTTTCCAAGCCCACCCACGCGCGATTTCGGTCGAAGCTTGCCAAGCTGGTGGCGTTTGCCGAAGCGGGCGATGTCGAAGGCCTCAAGGCCATCGAGATCAATCCGGTTTCGACGAGCCCGAAGGCGATGGCACGCTATCGCGATTTGGCGATCATCGCCATCGAGGCGCGCCGCAGCGCCGCATGATCAGGGCCGCGCTGGCCCGGCAACATTCCAAAACACGACACGGCCCGGACCCTTCCGGGCCGTCATCGTCTCCCACGCCTTCGCATCGTAGTGCGGATCGGACGGAAACGGCGGCACCGTTCTTGCTACATCGGAGAACGGGCGCGGATAGATATGGATCGAGGCGTTCGCCACGTCCTTCGCCTCAAGTCCCCGCCCGACCTGAACGACATGGCGGCGGGCACGCGGCCAGGCTTTCGCCAGCGCCCGGGCGAGAACGCCAGAACCGGCGGCGCACCACACTTCATCGGGATTAAGCCCGGTTGCGAGAGCTGCCTCGGCAAGACGCGTGATCGCTTCGGCCAGATCGACGCCGAAGGGA